TCACGAAACAGCAGAAGGCCCTCTCCAAGCCTCTGCCGGGCCTGAGCCCGAATCAGACCCGCGTGGCCGAGAAGTTCCTTGCCTCTGGGGTAAAGCAGCAGGCGACCAAAAAGCAGCTCCTCTCGGGGATTGAGACGGGGCTCGTGGAAACCAACCTCCACAACCTCGCGGGAGGCGAGGGAACATCGGTGGGAGTTCGCCAGGAAACGGCTTCGTCCTATCCCGACGTCAACCGTCGCAACGTCAGAGCCGCAGGGACACGCTTCTTCTCCGAGGCCAAGGCCGCCGACGTGGGGCAGTCGGCCGGAACCCTCGCTCAAGACGTGCAGCGCTCCGCTTTTCCCGGCCGCTACGCGCAGGTGCAGGGGCAGGCGAAGCCGATCTTGAGGGCCTATGTGCATCGGGTCAAGAAGGCCGGGGGAAAGGCCCTGATCCCAAAGGGGCCGATGAAGGTATCGAAGCTCCCTGGCCCCTGGAATGGCTCTAAGGCGGCTGTTGCCAGGGGGCTCAAGGGAATCGCCCCTGTGAGCGCTGGCAAGCGGACCCCCTCCGAGAATTTGGCCGTAGGGGGTTCACCGACCTCCGATCACCTGACCACCAACAAAGCGGCCTACGCGAAGGACATCCCGGCCACCGGCACCCAGGGGACAAAGACTGCCCGCAAGGTCGCCCGCAACCTCGGGATCACGAACTTCTCGCCGGGGACCTACGACTGGTACACCTCCCCGAAGGCTCCCGGCTATCGCTTTCAGATCCTCTGGCAGGTCGAGGGGCACTTCGACCACGTTCACGTCGGAGCCGAGTATGTCGGGGCGCGGGCAACGGCAACGACTCCGAGCGCGGTGAGTTCCGTCGCGGCGACGGGAGTGCCCACCACAGCCTCTCCTGGGCTGTCTGGGGCGACGAAGGCCAAGCCGGGCAAAAAGCCCGCCCAGACGGCTGCGGCCCGCAGAAAGCGCCAAGCAGAGCACAAGCGAAGCCAAGCCGCAAGCGCAATCGGCCGCTACCGGCGAAGCCTGAAGCCGATCAAGGTCACGGTGGCAAAGCCGCAGAGCGCCGCGCCAGCGCTTCCGAAAGTGAAGCTGGGCCTATGAGTGGGCCGATCACGATCAACGAGGAGGCCCTGGCGGAGCTTCCGGCGGCGGATCGCAAGGAACTCGAGACGCTCCTGCGAAAGGCCAAGCACGAGCTTGAGAGCAATCCCCTGGCCTCCTACCTGCCCGAGCCAAAGCAGACGCCCTTCCACACCGCTCATACGAAGATCAAAGCCTTCATCGGCGGGAACCGAAGCGGCAAGTCCACGAGTGGCGTCGTGGACGACCTGATCCAGGTCGTGGACCGCGAATGCCTTCCGTCCCACTTATGTCCGTTCAAGCGCTGGGAGCCCCCGATCCGTGCCCGCATCGTCGCCCCGAAGTTCAACGAGAACATCGAGCAGGTGATCTTCCCGATGATTCGCCGCTGGGTTCCCAAGGCTCAGCTCAAAGGTGGCGGCTGGGACTCGGCCTTCTCGAAATCACGACGGGTCTTGGAGTTCGCCAACGAGTCCACGATCCAGTTCCTCACCTTCGACCAAGACTTGGACGCTCACGCTGGTGCAGCACTTCATAGGGCGCACTTCGATGAGGAACCCGAGGGCGAGAAGGGCATGGCGCTGTTTCAGGAGACGATGATGCGCCTTTCTGACTTCGACGGCGACTTCGTCCTGACGATGACGCCGCTGTTCGGGCTTTCATGGGCCTATGACGAAATCTTCAAGCGCCGCCTCGATCCCTCGATCACAGTCGTCCAGGTGGATTCTTCGGAGAACTCCTATGTCGATCAGGCCGCTTTGGAGCGCGAGTTCGCGCGGATGCCGAAGGAGATGCGGGACGCCCGAAAGCACGGCAAGTTCGTCCACTTCGCGGGCAAGTTCTATCCGGAGTTTGGGGAAGACCATCTCGTGGACCCGCCGAGCCCAGAACACGTCAAGGAACAGGCGATCGTCGTCGGTATCGACCCCGGCCTCAACCGCACCGGAGTCGTCTGGGCTGCGTTCGACAACGACAACGTTGCGCTCATCTTCGATGAGCTCTACCCCGAGCAGGCCGTGGTGGAAGACGTTGCGAAGCAGATCCACCAGATAAACCGCAAGTGGGGAATCGACCCTGACTACTACGTGATCGACCCCTCGGCCCGAAATCGGGCCACGGTGAACGCGGTGCGGATCGAGGACGCCTACCTGCGTGAAGGGATCGGCACCGTCCACGGTCAGGAAGATCGCGGGGCCGGGATTATGGAGGTGAAGCGCCGCCTCCAGCACCAAGGGCTCTTCGTGTCGAAGGTCTGCGCCAACCTCAGCAACGAGTTCGAGCACTACCGGCGCGATCCGAACTCAAACGACGAGTTCGCTGCCGTGAAGAAGAACGACCATCTCGTGGACGCCCTCAGGTATCTGTGCATGTCGCGTCCGTGGGCCGGCGACAGCCCCCCGATCCAAGACGTTCCCGACCATTGGGTGCCGGGCACCGCTCCCTCGGCGGACTGGCTTGAACGTAATCACCACGGAACTTCCCCCCCGCTCGGCGTAATGAGCTGAAGAAAGGAACCGATGCGCCTCGTCAAAGACACGAACATCCCCCATCGCTGCGCCGTGATCCCCGGCCGCTGCAAGGACCCCGATGGCTTCATATCAACGGGAATGGTCCTCACCGGCTGGGATCAGCACGTTGAAATCTCCGCCGCCGGGGCCAGAGAGCTTGGCCGGATTGTCGGCATGAGGCCGAAGGAAGACTTCGAGGAACTTGAGGTCAAGGTTCACGAAATGGCGGTCGAACTGGTGGCGGTCAAGCAGCGACTTGAGGACGTGACTCAGCTTAGAGAGCTGGAGCAGAAGGTCACGGAACCGGTGGCGGCATGATCGTCGGTGACAAGCACAAGACCCTGCTCGCCTCAGCCGTTCGCACGGCGACTACCTCGACCGATGACATTACTTCCGCAGGCGCGGGGGCGATCGTCTTCCTCGACGTAACCGCGACCCCGAACGACGCCCAAACCCTGACCGTCTCCCTTCAGGCCAAGGACCCGGTGACGGGCAAGTACGTGACGATCACGGCCTTTGCGGCCCTGACGGCATCGGTGATCGGGGCTACGTCCACCACGGCTACCTACGCCTACACGCTACGTCCCGGTGCCGCTGAGACGGCTGCGGTCGCTAACCACGAGGTTCAGGCATTGGCCGTCCCCAAGCTGTGGCGGGTCACGGTCACGCACTCGGCTGCCGGCAACTGGACCTACACGGTCGGGCTGTCCGAGACCGGATGATCTACGTCGCCCTATGTGGGATCTTCGCCCTCAGCTTCCTGCTTTGGTGGGAGAAGCGCGATCGGGCTGAGGAGCGAAGGGAATGGGAGGCGGAGCGCTCCGCGCTTTTGCTTCGCATCCAGGCTCCCGAACTCGCCCCGACCATTGGTGCCCCAGAGCCCTCCGACGAACCTCTCTACGTGTCTCCGGACTCCGATGAGGCATGGAGTGACTACGCCGAGGAGCGTAAGGCCGGGAAGGTGAACTGATGGCCGAAGAGACCAAGGTCCCGAAGGACCTAGAGGACCGCATCAAGCGCGGCCGTGAGCGGTTGGAGAAGATCGCGACCTCGCGCGATGAGGCGTGGGCCTTCTACCGCGGAGACCACTATGCCTACGTGGATTCGGACAACAAGCTCCAGTTCCTCGCCACCACTACCTCCGTCCGTCTGACGGGCAAGCCTCCCCACCGCGCCCGCCAGAAGCGCAACCTGATCTTCGATCACGTTCTGCGTCAAGCGTCCTCGGCCTCCCAAAGGGCCCCCTTCTACGAGGTCGTTCCCGCGACATCCGACCCTTCGGCCATCGGCGCCGCGGCTCTGGCGGAGAAGGTGGCGCTGTGGGGCTTCGACCGCTGGGGGCTGAGACGGACGAGGGTTGAGATGATCGTCCAGGCGATCGTCGGCGGGGAAGCCTTCGCGTGGCCCTACTTCGATAACACGATCGGCCCCTTCATCCAAGGCGAGAAGGTCGGCGAGGGCGACGTGCGGGTTCAAATCTTCGGGGGGAACGAGTGCTATTGGGAGCCGGGACTCCGCTTTCCTAACTCTCCCTGGCACGCGATCGAGCAGGCCCGCCCGATCAGTCAGGTGACGGCGATGGAGGGCTACTTCGGCGGCACCCTATCGCCCGACGCCTCCACCCGTCAGCTCTCAGGGCGAGGGAAGTCAGAGGGTAAGAAGCGCCTCGTCTTGGTCACGGAGTACCTGGAGCGGCCCTCTCCCGCGCGTCCCGAGGGCCGCTGGGTGGTGATGGCGAATCAGCGCAAGGTCGTCCCCGACCGTCCCTATCCGGGTGACGGTGAGGACCCGTGCCTCAGGTACCTCTCCTACGCCCCCGACCCGGACTCAGACCGCGACCTCGGCTTGGTGCCTCAGCTCCTCGACGCCCAGCGGACGCACAACGATGCCAACAACAAGGCGGTCGAGATCAAGAACCACTACATCATGCCCCGCCTGTTCGTGGCGCCGGGGGTGATGAAGCGCCAGCGGTTCACCGACGAGCCGGGCAAGGTCTATGAGATCCCCCAGCCCGAGCAGAACGTCAAGTTCCTCGAAACCGCTGGCATCCCCTCGGAGCTGTTCGAGATGATTGACCGCGCCGAGCAGGACATGGGGCGGATCGCCGCCCAAAACGACATTCCCTCCCAGGTCTCGGCGGCTCAGGCCGTTCAAGCGCTCCAGCAGTCCGACCTCTCGCGGATGGGCATGTTCATCGCAGCTTTGGCTGAGTGCGACGCAAAGATCATGCACGACTGCCTCGGTCAGGTGCAGGAGCACTACACAGAGCCCCGCCTGATCAAGATCAAGGGTGACTTCGGCTGGGAGTCGATCGAGGACTTCAGAGGAGCACAACTACGAGACCAGACCGATGTCAAGGTCGCAACGGACTCGATTGAGCCGCGCTCCAAGGCTGCGATCGAGCAGCGGGTGATGAACTACGCGCAACTCGGCTGGATCGGGCCAGACGAGGCGATGGCGGCAATCGACCAGGGAACGGCTGAGGTCCTGACGCGCTCTTTGGCCGCAGACGAGGCGCGTGCCGGACGGATCATCCAGCGAATCAAGAATGGTCCCGAGGCCCTGTTCGGAATGCCCGACTTGCCCACCGGAGACCCATCGAATCCGGGTGCGATGGCTCCCGGCTGGATGCCGCGCTACTCCGACAACCTGACCGTCTTCCGCTCCATGTTCGAGGATTGGATGAAGACAGAGGCATTTGAAAGGCTTGACCCTGGGATGCAGGAGGCGACCGCGAACATCTACGCGGGAGTGCTCCAGCTTGAGGCCCAAAAGCAGGCCCAGGCCGCCGCCGCCCAAACGGCGCAGGCCGAGCAGTATGGGATGCAGAACGCAGCCGCGCCCCAGGGCAACGGCAAACCTAACCCGAGCTTTCCCTCACAGACACCCGCGCAGTAGCGCGGACCTGAACACCTAGCGGACACCCGCGTTAGCGGCTCCGCCACATACGAAGGAGTAATCCATGCCGGACGAGAAGGCCCCTGCGCCGCAGGACACGCCAGACGATCCCGCGAGCGGCCCCGAAGAAGGGACACCCGCCGAGCCCGAAGAGGGCTCAACGCAAGCAACCGAAGAGACCACGGACTGGCAAGAGCGTTACGCCAACCTGCAACCCGAATACACGCGGGCCACGCAGGAGGCGGCGCAGTACCGCCAGATCATCGACCTCGCCCGCCAAGGCGACCCCCAAGCCCTTCAGATATTGGGCTTCGAGGACGCCGAGGAGAAGGACGAGCCCGATGAGGAGTTCCCAGACCCCGACCAGCGCCTCGATCGAATCGAGAGTCTGCTCGTCCAGCGCGCCGAAGAAGAACAACAGCGCGCCGAGGAGGAGCAGATGCTGGAGGAGGTAGACGACCACCTCGCCACCCAGCTCCACGAGCTTGAGTCTAAGCACGGGAAGCTGGACGACGACGACGCCGAATACCTCCTCCAGGTCGCGTATCTGTATCCCGACGCAGACGGGTTTCCCGACCTCGCGGCGGCATACGAGCACGACGCCTCTCGTTTAGAGGCAAAGCGCCAGGGTTGGGTAGACACCAAGCGAACTCCCCAGGTCCAGTCGGGTGCGAGCGCATCCAGTCAACCCGACCTGGACGATGACGAGCAGCGGCGCGAATACATGGCGCGCCGCATGGCCGAAGAGCACTTCGCCTAGGTCACGTTCCGAAAGGACAAGTAGATGGCTGCTGAGTCAGTCAGCAACCTCTCCGATCTCCTGAAGGAAGTCTGGACGCAGGACCGCCTCGAACGGCAGTTCTACGACGGGACTCGCTTCGCGGACAAGATCGAGAGGACCAACAAGTACACCATCGGCCGCCAGGCTCAGGTTCCGCTTGAGACCGCGCTCCCCGGTGGCACGACTACCACCCTCGCTGCCGGTAGCGCCGCACTCAACGCGGCGGACACGCTGCACGTCGATCGTGCGGAGTACGTGCTCTCCTACCTGTGGCAGCAGGTGGCGCTCGAAACCGCCGCGATGGCGCAGGCCGATTCGGTCGGTGCCCGCTCGACGGTCGATTCGGTCGATCAGACCGTGCAGTCGAACGTCCTTGCCCTGCGCAAGGAGTTCAACCGCCAGGTGGTCTCCAACGGAGACGCCCTGATCGCCCTGACGACCGGCACGGCGTCAAGCGCCGACGTGGCGCTGTCCACCACGGGTTACGGCTATGACGCGATCGTTCGCGGCTGGCTGCGTCCTGGCATGACGGTGGACATCGGCACGACGGCAAACGAGGTGTCGATCACAGCCGACAAGCTCATCACCGCGGTCACGGAGTCATCGACGGCTCCCGTGGTCACGCTTGAGTCGTCGGTGACGCTCTCGGGTACGACGTATGTGTCGATCGCCAACAACCGCTCCGGCACCACGTCGAAGGAGACGGGCGGTTTGCGTTCCTACGTCGGTTCGGCCACGACCACGGTCGGCGGCACTGCCGGCGGCGGTTACTGGCAGCCGGCGAAGGTCGATACCGCGACCACGCTCCCGTCGTTGGACCTGATGCTGGACCTCCAGCGAGCGGTCTACCAGAAGACGGGCAAGTACCCGACCTACATCACCACCTCGGCGAAGCAGGCCGCGAACCTGTACGCGCAGTTCCAGAATCAGGTGCGGTTTGCCGATGACGGTGGCAAGGCCGGGAACGTGGCCGGTTTCACCTGGAACGGCCTCGACATCAACCCCGATCCGGACATCCCAGACCGCGAGCTCTACATGCTCGACCTGGATGCCTTCCTGTTGGTCACGGACGGCAAGTTCGGCAAGCCGACCTGGGTGTCGGACATCGAGGGTTCCGGTGGACGCCTGCGCTGGGCGCAGGGCACCACTCAGTTCAAGGACGCGATCACCTACCCGGTCAACCTGGCGATCAAGCGGCGCAACTCAAGCGCTGCCGCCATCGGTTTGACGGCGTAGTCACCGTGAGCAGTAGGGCGGGGGCTTCGGCCCTCGCCCGAACCTCACCTATACCGAAAGGAAACCTGAGATGGCAGTCACCATCACCCGCGTCACGGGCGCGAGCACCGTCTGGGGCAACAAGCGCGCTCGCGTGCGCGATCTTGTGTTCTCCAGCAACTACGCGACGGGTGGCGAATCAGTCGTGGCCTCTGACGTAAACCTGAAGACGATCGAGCAGGTGGTCATCCACGGTGGCGTCGCAGCCGCCTCGGACCTCGCCACCGCGATCCCCGTCTTCTACGACTACACCACGTCGAAGTTCACCTTCTACGAGGGATCGGCGGCGGGCACCGCACTATCGGAGAAGACCAACGCTGAGGCGTACCCGACCGGCTGCAAGCTGCGGGCTACGTTCATCGGGTATTAGGCGTGCCTGCTCGCAAGAGCAACGCTTGATCAGCCACGGCATACACCGCCGAACGTGGGTAGAGGACATCAGCACGCCCTCTGCGACGACTCGGTGCTGAAAGGAGCCTCGAATGGCTTTCATCGCAGCCGATAAGTCCGTCTTCACGCAGGGCGGAACCTCGGCGTCATACATCCCCTGCCCGGATGGGCAGCTACTCACCATCACCTCGGTAGGTGGGACGCTGTATTACAAGTCCACCTCCGACGTCACCTCGTCGTCCTCGGACGGCAACATCACGACCACCAACTCGGCGTCGTTTACGTCGGGCCAGTGGGTGATCTGCGCCCAGGGCGTTACCACGCGGGTTCAAACGACCTGCACCGAGGGCGTAACCGGCAACCTGCGGGTCGGCGGCACACTGACCGCTGTGGGCGCTCAGACGCTCACCGGAGTCAGCACCCTCACGGGCGGCGTCGCCGGGGGAAAGCCCTGGAACGTCTACACCTGGGAAGCCCCTACGGCGACCTCGGGTACGGACACGGCCTGCACCAACGGCACCGCCTACGTCGGCTCGGTGTTCGTGCCGATGAACGCCACCGTGACGGGGATTCAATATCTCGTCGGCTCAATCGGCGGTACGGACAAGGTCGTTGCCTCCCTGCATGATTCCGCAGGCGCCCTGCTCGCCAACTCGGCCCTTGCGGGCGCGACGGTGGGCACGGCAGCCCAAGTTCAGCAGGTCGCCCTCACCGCCACCTATGCGGCGGTCGGCCCGGCGTTCTACTTCGTTGGCGTGACCTTCAACGGCGCTACGGCGAAGTTCCGCTCGGTTCCCGCCCACACGCAGACGGGCGTGGTCGGCAACGGTGTTACGCAGACATTCGGCACGGCGGCGAGCTTCACCGCGCCGACGACTTTCTCGGCAGACAAGGTACCGGTAGCGAGCCTTTACTAGGGTAAAGACGCCGCTGCTGGGCTTACCGTATGGGTTATGAAAAACCCAAATCCCAGCGGCGTCTGCATGTGTGGGTGCGGCGGGAAAACGAATCGCAGCCCTAAGGCCGGGCAGGGCTATGCGAAGGGCGCTTACAAGCGCTATATCCACGGACACCACCGGCAGGGTAAGAAGTTCCCGACCGGAAAGAGGCCCCACAACTATGGCGGCGGTCTCTGGCAAGACAAGAACACTGGCCGGTGGTCGATCACCTGCCGCGACGGAACGCACCTGCTCTATTACCGCGCTGTCATGGAGGCTCAGCTTGGACGCCCATTGCGACGCGATGAGGTTGTTCACCACGTCAACGGGGACCCGACAGACGACAGGCTCGAAAATCTCGAACTCTGGACTACTCGGCACCCTCCCGGTGGACGTGTGGAACAGCATCTCGCGTGGGCAAAGGAAATCCTTGGTCGCTATGGCGACATGAAATGGAGAACTACTGATGGCTGACCTATTGACGCTCAACAACTCAGAGATCACCGTCTGGGCCGACAAGGACCACCCCCGCAAGATCACGGGCAAGGTGAAGGTCAACGGCAAGCAGCTCGCCACCGCCTCCTCCTCGACCACGATCATCGAGACAGCGACCGTGAGCGGCAAAGGCAAGGTGACGCTGACCTTCGTTGCGAAGCGCAAGCCTGCCCCGAAGAAGGCGGCAAAGAAGAAGTGACGAGTCTCTGGACTCCGACACGTGCTCAAAAGGAGGCGCGGCAAGCTGAGGCTGCCGCCCTCCTTTCGCGTGTTCATAGGGAACTCGGCCACTTCAACTACGAGCTTCAGCGGTTCGACCCTTACTTGCAGGTGGTTCGTGCGGACCCTCGCGCCGATCACAGGCTTCTGCGTCCGGGTTACTATCACCTGCTCCGCATCCCCCCCGACGGACCTCCTACGGTGGAGGTCTGGGAGGGAGATGACGGTGAGTTCCGCGAGCTCGGGTCGGACCTGTTCGAGTGGCTGCGCCACGCAGACCTCTGGAACGACCGTTCTCGTCGGCAGCGTGAGAAGCGCCAACGAGAGCTGAAGCGACTGGCCGAGCGCGAGCGCGAGCTTGAGACCGAGGACCGCCGCCAGGAGATGTACGAGCGGCTGATGTCGAAGAACAACGTCTCGATCCAGGTGCCCGGATGACGGTCGCCGAGCTGAAGGCCGAGGTCCAAGCGAGGGGCTTCAACTACGTGTCGGGGTCCCGAATCCTCTCCTGGCTCAACCGCGTCTACAACCGGGCTTGTGAGCGCTACCCGTGGCCGTTCCTCGAAACCACCACCTCGTCAACGGCCCCGCTCTCGCTCACCAATCTGCGCAATGTCGTCTCGGTGGTCGATACGACCGCTGACCAGGCCCTCGTGTGGGAGGACCTGCGTTCGATCCGCGAGGAAGACCCGACTCTTTCGATTACCGGCACCCCGACCATTTGGTATCTGGATGGCACGAGTCTCAACGTCTACCCGGTCAACACCACCGACACGATCTCGGTGCGCTACCTGCAAATCCCGACCGCCCTGGCGCTGGACTCGGACACCCCCTCTCTTCTGCCGTCCCGCTACCACTACATCCTCGTTGACGGTGTGGTGGCGATGGCCTACGAAGACTCCGACAACCTCAAGGCTGCGGAGAGCGCCTGGGGAGCTTTCGATGGGGCCTTGCAGGAGATGGCAGATGTGCTCCTTGTGTCGAACTACGACACGGCCGCCGAGCTTCTCACATTTGGCTCTGTGGACTGGTGATGAACTTCCCTAACCGGAAGGAGCCGAGGGTTGCCGCGCGCACGCGGCTAGGCGTGGCTCGGTGCGCCGGGTTGCGCCTACACCTCGGCCTTCGCTGAAGGGAGACTTCCTGTGAGCTATGTACCAGTCGGTTTTAGGTCATTTGGGAATGGTTTAAATCTGACCGATAAGGAAGACGCGGTTTCAGAGGCCGACGCGATCGACGCCCGCAACGTCACCTTCACCACCCGAGGGGCGGTTCAGTCGCGCGATGGCTATGCGGCCTTCACCTCCCCGGCTCTCACGAACCGTGTGGCGACCCTCGATGTCTTCTACACCTCCACAGGCACCAAGCAACTCCTCGCTGGATGCGGGACGCGCCTAGAGGGGATCAACACCTCCGGGGCGGTAGTCGCCTCTGCCACGGCACTGACTTCGGGGGCGACCTGGGACTTCGCCCGCTTTGGCGCCCCTGGCTCGGAGGTGGCCTACGCGGGCAACGCCAACGACACGATCCGCAAGTGGTCGGGGGCCGCTTGGTCGGCGCCGGCCAACATGCCCAAGGCAGGCTCCCTGGCTGTGATGGCTGTCGATGCCGGGAATCGACTTGTGGCCGGGCGCTTCGAGGTGACGACCGGAGGGCCAACGGGAGGGGCTTCGACCTCCAATCCCTCCCGCGTCTATTTCTCCAACCCCGGAGACCCGGAGACCTGGGGGATCAACAACTACGTTGACTTCACCCCCGGCGACGGGGAGAAGGTACAGGCCGTGATCGCCTGGCGGGAATTCACCCTGATCTTCAAGGAGACCAAGTTCTTCGTCGTCTACGGCACCTCCACGGACGCCACGGGGAACCCGGTCTTCAACTACCGCACGATCGACGCAGGGGTTGGTTGTGCCTCCCCGCGTGCCGTATGCGCGCTCGCCGATGGCGTCTACTTCATGGACCGCCGGGGCGTCTATCGGACGACTGGCTCGGAGCCTCAGCTCGTCTCGCATTCGATCGACCCGATCTTCCTCGGCGGCTCGACGGTCTACTACACCGGGGGAGCCCTGAACCATGCCCAGATCGCCCTCTGCGCGATGTGGTCGCATGAGCAGCGCGTCTACCTCGCCTTTCCTTCGGGAACGGGGACATCATGTGACCGCCTGCTCGTCTACGACACGATTGGGGAATGGTGGTCGATCTTCGACATCCCCGCCTCCTGCGGGACCTCGTTTCGGATCTCAGACCAGGCCGAGCTGTGCTTCGGCTACGCGGCGGGCTCCAATCACATCGGCCGCTCCTCTTCGTCTCAGACCTCAGACGCTGGGGCGGCGATCATTAGCTGGTGGCGTTCCGGTTGGTTCGACTACGAGCTGACGATCGCCAAGACGATCCGCGAGTCGAAGCTATGGGGCTCGGGAGCGCCCTCGGTCGGGATCGCCAAGGATTACGAAGTGGGAACCCCTGCCTTGACGGCGGTTCCGTTCGGCACCTCCTCCACCACTCCAACTTGGGGAGGGTCGTTCTGGGGCTCCACGACTTGGGCGGACGGCGCCGTGGCGGTCTCCTCGATGCAGTCGGGCCTGGTCCGTAACGCCGTTCGCGGCACCGTCTTCTCGACCTATCTCTACTCGAACACGCTCTCCCAGCCTTGGGCCATTCACCGACTCGCGCATCACCTGCGCGAAGAGCGCATTCCCTCGGCCACCTCCTCCTAGAAGGGACACACATTGACGACCATCACTTTGCCCGTCACTGGCCGAACCGGCACGGACGCGAATAATTTCGCGGATTGCTTCTCGAACGACGTGGCGATCCGCGATGTCGTCAACGGGAACCTCGACAACTCCAACATCGCCGCCCTGGCGGGGATTGTGGACTCCAAGCTCGCCTCGCCGAACAACTCGGCCTACAAGTCCCTGCTCGCGGAGACACGCCGTTTCGGCACGGGGAGTACCTCGCCGAGGTATGTCATCTACTCATCGGGCGATATGGGCGCAACCCCGGCTATCGCAGACATATTGATCCTGCTCTACTTCGCCGCCGCCGACTCCACGGTTTCGGGGCTGACCCAAAAGCTGCGGATTCGTGCCCAGCACGCTACAGGCGTCACCGCCCCGGCCGTGACCCTGACCCTGGGCCTATATCCCGTCACCGCCGTCTCGGCGGGCAACTTCACGATCGGCGCGGTGACCGCCGGCTCCACCGTCGCCTTTGCCTCGACCGCCGCCAATACTCTCGCGCAGGGGAATTCGGGCGACTTCACGATTCCCTCGGACGGCTACTACTGCGTTGGTGTCGCCACGAGCGGCAACGCCCTCGGCGTCTCGGCGCTGTCATTCCAGCTTCAGACGAGGAACGTCTGATGCCCTCTGTCACTTCCGCCCTTCCCCCTCTCGGTGGAGTCGAAGACTCAGAAGTCCGCTTTGCCTTGGAGCGGCTCGGCGCCCTAGTCAACACCCGGCTCACCTCACCCATAGCGGAATCGGACGTGACCAACCTCGTCACCGACTTGGCGCTCAAGGCCCCGCTCGCCTCCCCGGCTCTCACCGGCACTCCATCTGGCCCTACGGCGGCCCAGGACACGGATACCACCCAGCTCGCCACCACGGCTTACGTCCAAGGGCAGGCGGCGGTCGCCACCCCGCTCGCCGATGGCGTCGCGGCGATTGGAATCTCACGGCGCTATGCGCGTCAGGACCACGTTCATCCCGCCGGGGCGGGGGGCGGACCTACCATCACCACTCTCGGGTCAGATGCTACGGCAGTGGTCGGGACAGCCTACGCGGATGCGGCCTCGGGGCTCAACATCACGGTCACGGCTTCAACCCCGCTCCACTTTGCCTTTCGGATCAAGTGGGTAGCCAACGCGACGACCACGGGAGCGAGCTTCTCGATCAACGGTCCCACGCTCGGTCTTCTGTCCTATTCCTACCTCTTCAACGCCACCGCCACCGCCATCAGCGGCCCCACTAACTCGACCGTGTACAACGACACCCTTGCCACCGCGGGCGCCGCTTCTGACGCCACCAACAACTTCGCCTACCTGGAAGGGACCATTCTCCCTTCAGCTTCGGGCACCCTCGCTCTGCGCGCCAGAGCCGAGGTCGCTTCCCCCGGCTCCGTGACCGTCAAGGCTGGATCATCGGTGATGTACTGGTGAACCGCATCCAAGCGCTTCGCAGGCGTATCCGCCAGCCGGGACCGAATCGCCAGGCAACCCAGGCACTCGCGCGCCTACGTACCCGTTCACAGCCCCGCCCGGTTGCACGGAGACCTGCCGCGCCAACGGCAAGGCCGAACGTTCCCGTCAACAGGCCGATCCCATGGCCTAGGCCCTCCCCGGTTCCCTTCTCGGGCACCGCCGAGACTCAGATCGCGGGGCTGAACCGCGACTACAACGACACCACAGCCGCTCTCACCGCTCAGCAGTTGGGCACCGAACAGTCCTACGGCTTCACCGACACCTCCAATCCCTTCAACCGAGCGGCCATGCTTCAGCAGGCATACGACCGAAACCGAGCCAAGACACAGACCAGCTACGCCGCCAGGGGGCAGCTCTACGCGGGCTCGCTGTCGAACGCCCGCAGCTACGACGAGGGCAACTACCTGCGCGGCTACGACGCCCTGGCAAGGCAGTATCGAGGCGAGCTTGGAGACATCGCCGCCAAGCGTCTCGCGGCCTCTCGCACGCTCTCAGAGGGAACCCAGGCAGCCCGCGCCAAGGCGCTTGAGGAAGCCCTGAACGAGCCCACCGACCCGACTGAAGCTCCTCCGGGCCGCCAACGCGGCGGGGGTAGGCAAGGTGGCGGAGGCCGTCAGAACGCCCCTCAGAGGCCCAGACAGCCGTCCAGGGCGGCGTTGCTGAGGCAGCGCGCTCGCCAGCAGAACCGCCCACAGAATCCCCCACGCCGCAGGAGACGACATGGCTAGGAAAAAGTCGTTTATCGGCCAATACCTGAAGCACCCTGGCCCACTTGCCAAGCCGCTGACGGGCAAGCGCTACAAGCGCGAGCTGAAGGCGCAGCGACGGCTTGAGTTCGGACCCGAGCAGCGCCAGCTTGCCTCTGAGAAACGCGCCGCTCGCCTCACCACCCAACGAACGGGCGACTGGTATGACTCCTACCTCAACGACCTGAAGCGCCTTCAGGGCCAGGTCCAGGGCGCCTATGCGCAGGCGGGCCAACAAGTCGCAAGCGGCAACGCAGCCCAGGCCGGCTACGCCGAATCACTTCGCCAAAGACTTGGGACCGAGGACCGCGCCGACGCCAAGCTCAGGGGAGCAAACTATGACCCCTCGCAGTCCGGTACGGCTGCCCAAGCGGCCCTCGCCCGCTATTCGACGGGCAACACGATGGGCGGCCTACTCGCCACCCAGGGGGCGAACGAGAACGCCTACTTCGCAGCGGAACGGGGAATCGGCCACGGCTCCAAGGTGGACCAGCTCCTACGCGCCCGCGCCAGAGGCCGGACGGTGAACGCCGACCTCCGCGACCTCGCATCCAGAAAGCGCAAGTTCGCCGCCGACTACGCGAGCCAGGCGCGCCCCCAGGAGCGCGACTTCTACCTCGGCCTCCTACAGGCGAAGCTCGGAAAGCAGGCATCGAAGCGCAGCGCGCAGACCTCGCTTGCAAACGCCCAGCTTTCCTCACAGACCTCACGGGCCAACTCCCGTCGCTCCTTCGAGGCCGCGATGGGCAACCTGCGCGAGCGGGTGCGCCACGACCAAATCTCCGAGTCCCAAGCAGCCCAACAGGAGGCACGACTTCGCAAGCAGTTCCGCCAGGGCCGCAAGGAGTTTCGCCTCACTCACACACCCGGAGGCAAGTCGAGGGGGACGGTGGGGAGCGGCAGTTCGTCAGGGGGGGTTGGCAAGGCAATCGCGGAGCTTCGCTACCACGGCTCAACCCTCTCGCCGAAGGAGCAGAGGAGCTTCACTAGGCAAGATGCCATCGCCTACCTAATCCACGCGGGCTTCGATCGTCAGACGGCGCAGGAAGCGGTTCGTCACTTGCTCGGGGGCGGGGGTGGTTCCGGCGGCCCTTATAGCGGCGGTCATCCTGGTTTGGGGCGCTAGTGCCCCAGATCGGCAACCAAACCTCCGCCTCGCAGGCCGGGATTGCGAAGGGACGCAAGCGGGTCCGGCGAGCGAAGCCAACCCGAGTGGCCCCGCCAGGGCCGAGGGGTCCGACCAAGCCGCCAAAAGCCTCGACCGTCAGCCACATTCCCCACACAGCGGGACTGACGCCAGCGCAGACCACTCGCAAGGTCAAGCGCCACCAGCAGGCGATCACAAAGGCCGCTGAAGCCGCCACCAAGACGCCCGAGTTCAAGAAGGCGCGCAAGGCTGCCAAGCCTCCCAGCCCTAAGGAGCAGGCCAAGATCGGGCGTGAGTATCGGCGCTACGCCAGGCGCACGGGCGGGACGAAGCTCTCTGGGATCTCTAAGAAGGAGCAGAAGACTTACGCAGCACAGGAAAAGCTCGGGCTCACCTACAGGCCGGGGCCTGGGATCGGCAAGCTCGGGATTCAGCGAGTCGTAGGGAAGCCCTCAGCGGGAATACAGATCGTCCGGGCGCTGACCGGCGATCAGCCAGGGGCACAAACCCCGACGCTAAGCGAGATCGGGAACGTGGCCGCCACTGTGGGGCTCCTCGGAGCGGGGCGAGTGCTCCGGGCGCCGAAGATTGCAGAAGACCTCGCGGCGAGCGAGCAGCGCGCCGCGGAAGTCACGCGGGCCGTCGAGGGGGAGCAGGCCGCTCGGGACATTCAGGGAGTCTCGCGCGTCCGCAAGGCCGCCCAGGCCGTGAAGACCCGCGGAGCGATGAAGGTGCGCCGGGTCAAGTCGCTGGGCACCGTCGAGGGACGGGCGGCATCCCGCGCCCGCACCGCCGCGAGCGTCCAGCGAAAGACCGTCAAGGCGGCGCGCGCCTACACCCACCCAGCCGTTGTCGCTCCCGGCGTTCACGGGCGGATCAACGCGGCGATCCAGGGGCATCTCGCCGCGTTGAAGGAAGATCCGGTTGGAACGCTTGCCACCACGGGCCGAGTCCTTCCGGGCATGATCGCCTTCCCCGCCGCCGTTGCCTACGCTGCCGGAAAATCCGCTGTCGAGCGCAACCCGAAGCCACTCACCGATGAAGCTAAGGGTGTCGCGGCGTTCACGAAGGACATAGGCGGAAAGCTACTCTCGGGTGACCCACAGAAAGTCAAGCGCACCGTCGAGCATGATGTCGGGCTCTCGTTCGTCGTCCCGATTCCGAAACTCTTGGGGGGGGCGCGGGGAACGGCCCTGCGTGCTGCGACACGTGAGAAGCTGGCGAGTGCAACCGAGGCCCTTCCTGCGAAGCGAGTTGGCCCGGAGGGACGTTTCGGGTTCCAAGTCTCTCCCGAGAAACCCCGTGCGATTCGCCGCCGAAGTGCCGTCGAAGGGCGCAGGGTCCACCGGCGGGCCGAGCACGAGACGGCCTACTACTCGAACAAGGCCGTCAAGCACGCCCGTAAGCTGACGAAGAAGAAGGCGAACCTTCCACGTGAAGGTGAGGTTGGCCCCGAGCACGCCGCTCATGCGGTAGTCAAGTACGGGGTCACGAGCCACGAGCACATCAAAGCGCTGAAGAAGGCATCGAATCCTCACGAGCCGATCGAGGGCCACGTTCGCCTCAGCCAGGCGATCGACTACCTGGACAAGCACCCCGAGACGCTTGTCCACCCCGACTTCCAAAAGCTCACGGACTATCTGCGCAAGGCAGGCAAGGCCACTGAAACCTCCGAACGGGCGAAGTGGATGGGAATTGGCGATCTCTACGGACGCCAGCGCCCCGAGGACATGGTTCCCGTCTCGGCGCACGAGCTGACCGCCGCACGCACCCGCGAGGCCGCGTGGAAGGACGTACACGACCGCGAACGCACGATCAAGCAACTTCGACGCAACGCCCGCGATGCGCGCGCCAGGGGCGACCAGGATGCCTCTAAGGCCGCCTACAAGCGTGCCCGGGAAGTTCAGGCTGGAAGCCAGGCGCTGAAGAAGGCCCTCGACCCCTACACCCGTCCCGGTGGCTCGATCGACATAGCCCGCACGAAGCGCAAGCCCTGGGATAACCAGATGGTGAAGGCATACGTCGCGGATGTGAAACAGGTTGCAGCGGAGCGCGGCCACGCCGAGCCGGTTCACCTTCCTGCGGCGGGGTCGGTGATCTCCCACTACAAGGCTGGCGAGGTTTCTGCCCGCTTTGCCACGGGCGCCCCGGCCCAGCACACGGCGGCTCTGGACGAACTTAAGGCCGACCACATCGACAACACTCTCTCCTCGGTGATCGCAAGCGGCATCGACCGCCCGAGGCGGATCAGGGCATGGGCGACCTCGATGCAGCAGGCCCTCCTCAGAGAGGGGAGGCCAAACCCCGAGGGCGGCAACCTGTGGACGCTTCAGAGTTACCAGGACGCGGTACGCAAGGGCGAGGTCAACCCGAACTTCTACGGGCTGATGCCTTCACGCGATTGGAAGCAGGCGGCTGAGAACGCCTTCGCCCACGAGGAGGTGCAGGGAACGAAGTTCGATGAGCTGACCCAGGTCGCTCAAGACATCGAGCAGCGTCGCCAGGACATCACGGGCGAATACGCGAGGCGGGCCGATGAACCAGGAACGAAGTACGTCCTCGTCCACCGCGAATACATGCGCGAGCTGGACTCGACCCTCTCCAAGCCAGGGCAGATCGAGAGCTTCCTGAACGCGAACTCGAAGCTGTGGAATCGCGTCCTGTTAGGCCTCTCACCGGGCTGGGAGCTATCGCAGTTCGTGGCCGAGGGCCTGCCGATCCTCATCGCCCACCCCGAGATCATCTACAAGGCTCCGAAGTACATCCGCGAGTACAACCGGATGACAAAGGACGACGCTCGCGCCTGGGCGGGACTGGCTGGCGAAGCCCCGCGTCTTGTGGAGTCGGCACGCGACCTGCGCCCCGACCTGCCCGAGAACACGATGGCCGACGTGGGACGGCTCGTGAAGCTAACGGAGCGAAACCGCGCGCTTCAAGGAATGTGGTCCGTTGCCCGAGCGCGCCCGCTGGGACTATTCGATATGGCGCGCACCGGGAAGTACCGCCAGGTGCTTGCGATGGCCGAGCTCGACCGCGACCTCAACACCTTCATGCGCGGGTTCCGTGGCTCGATGCACTTCTCCAAGGAGACGGCGGCCCGGATCAAGAACCTGCCCCTTCACGAGCAGATGGCGTGGCTCGGCAAGCACCCCTCCGAGGCCGTCAAGCTTGAGAACTACATCGACGACATAGCCGGGAATTGGGATGCCTTCACGAGCTTCGAGCGGTCGTTTTCTCCCGCCCTGATCTTCTTTCCTTTCATCCGCTACTCGCTTCGCTGGACGTTTTGGAGCTTCCCAATGCGCCATCCGGTCAGGGCGCAGATTCTCTACTTCCTGAGCCAGATGAACGCGGACTCGCTCGAGAAGCTGCTCGGGGCAAAGCCACACACCTGGACCGACTACGCCTTCCCGGTGGTAAACAGAGGCGGGGCGGTTGAACCCTACGGCACACGCATCTCCCCGGCACTCTCCACGCCTGTTGAGGCGGTTGGGTCGGGGAATGTCACGAGGCTGATGGGAGCAGCGAACCCCTCCCTCGCACTACTGGTCGAGGCCATCACGGGCGTCAACCCGATGACGGGCGAGCAGGAGGCCAAAGGCGCCGCCGCATTGCATCAGCTTCTCGCCATGCCAGCGCCGCTTCGGGCGTTGAGTCGTACCCAGCTCGGCCCGGTGAAGGTGCCCAACATCACGGGCGCCTCCACCTCTCCCACCGCACAGGCGTTCCGCAACATCGACCCGAATCGGAACCTGCGCTCGCTCCTTGCGCCGCCGCTTCCGCTTTCAGCGGAACGCTATCGGATGCAAAATGCCCTCTCCGCGAACCTGGATGCTTCCAGCACGATTGACAGCGAGGTCGGCCAGTTTGCCGCCTTGGTGGATCAGTACGGAATGAAGGAAGCCTCCAAGCGATTCAAGGCCGACATCAAGGCAGGCAAGGTTCTCAGCGGCATCAGCGGTGGCTCCGCCGATGCCAAGTTCCAGCGGATTCAGGATCGTTTCTACGAAATCAAGTACGGGACTGGCGGTGGGGGGGGCGTGAAGGCTCCCTCGAATCCACTGTTCGGCGGATCGGCTGGAAAGTCGGTCTTCGGACCTTCGCGCGGCAAGGGCATCTTCGGCCCCTCCAAGGGCAAGTCGATCTTCAAGTAGCGGCGGCCTCTAGAAGGAGTAATAGCAGCGGTCGCTGCCGAGAGGACACAGGCTGTCCAGAAGCCCCGGGTGGCCGAACAGAATCGTCCAAATGATCGCCACGAAAGCGACGGCAGCGATGACGCACAGAACGGCAACCACAACGATCTGCGTCCACCACCAAGCACTTTTGAGCGCATTCACCACGACCCACAACCCTACACCCAACTTCTGAAAGGCCCAATGAAACGAGCAGATAGTCAACGTCGGGCCGTGAGGCGGGCGTGAGTGAATTGGAAAGCAGCCCGCGACACGATCCTGTTCGTATCCGGTCTAGCGGGCGTGGCCTACGAAACCCTGTCCGGCAAGCCGCCGAACCCGACGCTCCTGCTCTTGTTCGCGGCGATGATGGGCCTGCCCGCGTTTCTCCGCAAGGACGAGAACGGCCGGTGAACGAGCGAGGCCAGCGTGGCGAGCCGGGTAAGCAGGGCCAGCCGGGACGTGGTACAACGGGCGGTGCCGGAGGCGCCGGGGGTGCCGGGGGGCGCGGTGAAGAGACAGGCGGGCCGGGCGGTACGGGCGGCGCGGGAGGAGAGGCGGGTTCCGACAGGCTTCCTGTCCAGATCGCTGAGCCGGGAATCCTGGGCCGCTACACCCGAACCTCGACCTACCTGTTGGTCGTGATCGTGGTGGAGGTCGCCATATTGATTGTCAAGAGCGGGCCATGACCCGTGCCCGCGCCTGGATCGCCAATCACAGGACCACCCTCACGTTTGTGGCCTTTGTCGGCGCGGCCGTGCTCATTCTCTTCACGACCTACCGCGCCCAGGAGGCGATCAACCGGGTCAAGAAGGTCGAGCCGCAGATTGCCTGCATCGACAACGCGCGGTGTCGGGCTTTCATCCAGCGCGAGATCCGCGCCGCGGTGAAGCCGCTGCGCATCCAACTGCACTTGGATCGCTCGCTCCCCCCGAACCAGCGTCGCGTGGTTCCTAGTACACGTGCACCTGGAGGAGGTGGTACTCAGCCCTCGGCTCCGCCGAGCCAGCCATTCGGGGGTGGCGGCCCCGGACCCAAACCGCCAGGCAACCCACCGAACCCGCCGCCGCCAAAACCTCCACCAGGGCCGCCCCCGCTTTGTATTCGCAATCCGCTCCTGCCTGTGTGCGTGAGCGGACTGCCACCAATTCCCTGAAAGGAGGCCAGAGATGGCCGAGAACGCAAAGGTTCACCGCGACCTGCGGATAGGAGCCAAGGGCGATGACGTAAAGGTGCTCCAAACGCACCTGAACGACCTCGCAAAGCAGTTCGACGGGATCACCGAGTTCCACCTGACGACAGATGGCGTTGCGGGGAAGCACACCTTCGCGGCTACCCACCGGATCTCGCTCATCCTTGGCCTGCCCTCCTCTCGTCTCAAGGAGATCGGTCCACCGAAGCGCCTCATCGTGGAGCGCGTCCAGACGCTTATTCGTCACCCCGACAAGCGATCTGACGAGGAGAAAAAAACCGCCGCCAACCGTCGCGAGGAGCTTCGCAAGAAGCACCGAACCCCGCCACCCGCCGGTAACTTCGTCAGCTTCGACGGCCACCAGGTCCCGCGCTGGATTGCCGAGATTCTCAACGCCGCACGCAAGGCGGGTTGGAGCGGTTCCGTGATCTCGGGCTACCGAACCCCCGAATACTCCACGAGCCTCTGCGAGGCGATGTGCGGGGCCCCGACTTGCCCTGGCCGTTGCGCCGGCGCGAACTCAAACCACTCCTGCCCGCCGACCCACACCGGCGTTCCGTATGAGGGGGCGGTGGACGTACTCGAACCCGCAGGCCTTGAGTCCTACTGCCGAGCTCACACCAAGCCGCTCTACGGGAACGGCTACGCCCTCGGCGCGGCGGACTTAAACCATTTCTCCGCAAGCGGGAGATGAAGCCGCCCGTTGTTTACTTCATCGAGAAGATGTGGGGCAACCTCGCATCGCCGGAGGAGATCAAGTGCCACTACTGCACCACGGTCCAGATTCGAGGCTTAGCGCCTTGGCCGGAAGGCGGTGGTCTCCCCAGCCGCCTCGTTTCCCTCGATGCCTATACGACCATCTTGCAGCAGATCATCGAGGAGCCGGAGCGGGCGAAGGAGATCGCGGAGGAGGCGATCCCCCGAAAAACCTCGCCGTGACCAACCACTACGAAGGAAGAATCTCATGAGTCCAGCGAAGAAGAAGCCATCTCGAAAGCCGCATCCGAAGGTGATCGCAGGAACCGTCTCAGCCGGGACCATCGCAGCAGTCCTAGCAATCTTCGGCCTCCACATCCCAGACGCCGTGGCCGCTCTGGTCGCCGCCGTGGCGAGCTTTGCCGCGGGCTATCTGAAGCCCGCATGACCCATGGCGGGATTGGGATCGCTCCCCTTCGATTGGGAGCAGGCCGAGTCAGAACCAGCGGCCTACATGGAAATCGAATTGACCGTCGCTCAGTGGAAGTTTCTCTCTGACGTAGCCCACCGAGAGCGCTCGCGGCCCAAGGCGAAGGCAGCGAGGGCTCTGTGGGCCTCGATAGAGCGCGAGCTTCAGCTTGCCCGCAGGATGGAAGGCGAGCGGGCGAGGCTGCCGTGGAGGGAGCTTGAGGCCGAAGCACGGCGCCAAGGCGTAAGCGTCATTGATGTTCTATTCGACCGGGCGCATGGACGCGAAGCCTGAGCCGATTTTTAGGTGCCAGCGCTGCTCGGCGTGGGTGCCCCGCGATCCCGATGCCCCCGATGTTCGCCCTTGGTGCCCGGTGTGCGAGCGGAGCAGTCCCGTGCATCGCGCTAGGCACGTGCCCCGGATGTGGCCAGCGATGAGGGTGAAATGATCCGGAAGTAGCAATACACTCGTTCTCTCGCACCTCCGTGCGAGGATTGGACTGGACAGAGCGGCCCTTCGCTTCGGCGGGGGGCCGTTCGTCGTGAAGGGGCACTTCGTCATTCCGTCATTGGGCGGCACTACACTTTCTGAAGTATGGATGCCAAGACGAAAGCAGAGATTCGGCTGCTCTGGCCCGAGCTGTGGTTCTTCGCCGAGCTTCAGAAGCCGAAGCCCACAGCGCTCGATGAGCGCCGACGCGCGAAGCAGCCAGTGAGCAACGGCAAGGCCGCCTAAGGCCCTCCTGCGCGCTCTCAGGGCCTCTCACGGCCATTCCTGAAGTAACCGGCGAACCTGTCATTCAGGATTGCTACGGTGCCCCGCGTCCGAAGCAAGCCAACCAGGAGATTCCTGCTTAGCCCAAGGCCGCCCGCCTAACGGACTTCACCGCGGCGGCACCCAACCCCCTAAACGACCAGGAGGCCCGAATGAACCGGACCCCCCGAGTCGGCCTGCTACTTGTCCTAGCGGCAGCGTCGATTCTCTCACTCGCGTCAACCGCGCAAGCAGTCCCGATTCATCATCACGTCTACGCCGAGAAGCGGACGGTCGAAGGCGTGATCCTGAAGATCCCGCTCGGCACGGTGGTCTACGACGTCGCTCCGCGGGATCGGGATGACGATGGATGCGCGAACGCCGACGACACCTACAACGGACCGGGCTGCTCAGCGCCGGAGCCGACTGCCTCGCTAGCTCTCTCTAGTGTTGTCGCGTCGGCCCCGGCTCCGACTACGGTAGCGCCAGCGGCGGGCGCCTATTCGATTCCGAGCGGAATCGTCCAGTGCGAGTCGGGTGGCGACTACTCGGCGGTTGGCCCCGGAACGACGGATGCCCCATACGGGGCCTACCAGATAAAACCCAGCACGGCCTCGAGCTATGGCTGCGATCTCTCGACGCCAGAAGGCCAGGATGCCTGTGCCGCTGAGATATGGGCCGCCGAAGGATCATCGCCGTGGGCTTGCGCGTGATAAGGAAGCCATCCTGAAGTAGCGCGCCGGGTAGCGCGCTAGGCTGTTGAAACCGATGCCGGGACGCGCCCGGTATGCCGTTAGCTTCGGCGCGGCTCCTTAGCCCGAGTTGGCCGCGGTGCAAGTCAGAGAAAGTGCGAGGTAGCGGCTCGCGTCCACGGGGTTCGGCTCCCGTGGAGAACTACGGCTCCACTCGACAAGCTCCCGCGCTCTACCGGCGGGGGCTTCGTCGTTCAGCCATAGGGTCCGCGGTTCCAACCCGCAAAGCATCGCCAGTCAGAGAGGAACTGGCGGTTGTAGCGGCTCTTCCAGAACACGAGCCGCCTGCACGCGAGCTTGCGATTGGGCTGGCGGATGATGTAGAGCCACGCTTGGCAACTGATCCCGCCGCTATGCCGGATGCAACGGTTGGCGCCGTAGCGTTTGCAGGATTGGTGCTGGTTGCAAACGTGATGGGCGTAGTTGAAGGTTGCGTTCAAGGCGTCAGGACGGCTGATGTAACCCTGTGCCGATGACGCGAGGCCCACAACGATGATGACGGTGACGATGACGAGCCTTGCCTTCATATTGTCTCCTTTCGTTGGCGGTTCGCTATCTAACCCGGTTCGTGCCCACCATTTTCGGCGAGCCGATCCCTGATCTGTTTGAGGATTGCTCCATGATGCGTTCGACCATTTCGAGTAGCCGGTCCAGCTTCTCTTCAAGGCAGTCTAAGCGCTCACTCAGGCCATCTTCCTCGCTCAAGCTGGTGTCTCCGCCTTTTCTCCGGTGAGCCTCTTGAGGATTTGGTCCATCTTGTCTTCAAGGCGGGAGAGACGTTCGGCGAATTCGGCTTCCTCAAGTGCAGCGAGGACATCGGGGGTGGCTCCTTTCTCTCTCCCCCGCCACAACCAGTCCGTATCGACCTGGAATAAGTCCGCCAGCTTCTCGGCGTTCTCGTAAGTCATCGGCTTCGGTGCCGTGGGGGAGAGCCAACCGGCTACTGAGCGTTCCGTGACGTCGCAGTAATCCGCGATCGAGCGATTCGTCTCTCGGCTCGATTCCTTTAGGTCGCGCGCCCGCGCGCTGATCTCGGCCACTTGCTCCCGGTTCATCACCCAGCGAAGCGCCAAGGTAGGCGGAGTGAGCGGCTTTTTCAACGAGGCAGTCATGAGGCGAGGTTGCGTCGTCCGACGGGACATTGTACTATCGCTATTGCTTCATGAAGTCACCGACGAAACTCGACATCAGACAGCGCCGCAAGGACGCCGGTCTCTCCCAGCAGCGACTCGCGGAGCTTGCCGGGTGCTCCATCGCCACGGTGCGGCTGGTCGAGAATGGCTGGCAAGCGTCGTCGCAGATGCTCGGTCACATCCTCGCTGCGCTGGATGAGGAAGAGAAGGCGACACCATGAAGTGGGGCAGCACCCGCCGTCAACGCCCACCACGGGTTTTCACCAATCCCGTGCGTGAGGAACTCGCAGAGCGCCAGGCTCGCGCTGAGAAGGCACTCATTCGGGCTGGCTACACGGAATACCCAATCGTCGTGCCGACGAACCGTGTCCGACTCGGCATCGACAGGAGGAAGCCGTGACCACCCAAGAGCGCCACTTCACCCTCCCCGAGGCGCAAACGGAAGCCGAGCGCCGAGAGCACCAACTGATGGTCCGCAACCTGAAGGGCGCCAGGGCGCAGCTTCTAAGAGTCGTAGCGGCCGCTGACGACTTCCACATGACGGAGCTTTGCCATGCCGTACGACTGTGGCTTACGGGCATTGACGAGCGGTTGGAGGAGCTGTGAGGCCCTTACTCCCCGACCCCGGCCGCGAGACCCGCCGACGCCGAGAGGCTGAGGAACGCTATGCCCAAGAGGCTGCCCTACGCGACGAAGAGGAGTACGCCATAGCCGCTTATAACGCCTCTGAAAGCGCCAGAGAGGCCGCTGAGGCCGAATGGGATGAAGAGCTAAGGAATCGCCACTACACGCCCCACGGAGCCTCAGAACGCGACCTAGAGCGTGATTACGAGGAGCCGATGGGCTACGGCTACGAATCTTCCGATCCCTACGAGCAAGGAATGGAGAGGTGGCGATGAGCACCTTCGAGATCACGGAGGTCGAGACTGAGTATCGCACCTGGGAGGCCAAGAAAGGCCCGGCGGCTGGCCAGGAGTTCCATTCCTACAACGTCACGGCCAAGGGACCGGACGGCGAGCTGCGCGACTACGAGATCACCCGCAAGCCATCCTCCGGCCCTCCACCGCTGGGAGTCGTTGAGGCTGAAGTGAAGCCCTCCAACGGCAACTTCCCCGACAAGCTCAAGCTAACGCCGCAGGGACGCTCTGGTGGCTCCTCAGACAAGGACGACTATTGGCGTCGAAAGGACGAACGGGATATCGAGTCGCAGGCCCGGATGGGTCGGGCACACGCGCAGGAGATGGCGATTCGCACCATCGCCCTCAAGGGAGTTCATTCCGACACCTACGCCGATAACGAGGCAATCAAAGTCACTTTGCGCGAATGGACCGACTGGTTCCACCAAGACGTACAACGCTTTCCGCTCGACGCTGATGCCAGCGGGGGAAGTCGCTCCGATATGAAACAGGCCCGGAGCGGTGCGAGGGGGTTACCTGTTGCTGCCCTCGTAGATCCCGCTGGTGTGAGCGCCAAGGTTGGCTTCGTCTCTGAGAAACAGCGCAACTACTACGAGCGCCTGCTGAACGGGCCGCGCGCCAGCGAATGGGGGAACGCAGAGAAGGCGACCGTTACCCGCTATCTGCAACAAACCGATAGGGCAACGGTCAGGGCCGCAATCGACGCGCTCTCGGGGGGTAGCGAAGCCGAGGTTGCAGGGCTGCTGCGTGAAGCAACGGATTGGGCCTCGAAGCAATCCGACGTTCCCTGGAACGAGGAAGGGCTGCCGCCCGCATGACTTGTTCCCCCACCGGAAGAAGGCGAACTGAGAAGAAGCACGCCTTCTCGACAGGCCACGGCTTCGTGGTGCCAAGTGTTGTGGGGGAATCTTGACCAGCAAGGGCGAAGCCATATTTGCCCGTTTTCTCGGGGCGGTGTTAGTCGCAGGCGGCATATGGCTGATCGCCTATCAGCGGCTTCCGTGGTCGGTGGCAGGCTTCGCCTTGCTCGTAATCGGTTTTCAAGAGTGGGTTCACGGACTCGTGGATGACCCGAGGAGAAAGCCTTGACTGTCCATGAGCTCACTCCACCGCTGGACTTGGCGACGTTCCGAGAGAGAAACCAGAGGATCATCCGAGCGCGAGAGTCTGCCGCCAAGGACGCAGAGGAACACGGCATCGAGGAAGCAGAAGCCGACTTCCGTTACCACAAGCTGAAGGCCCAAGCCCTCGCCTACTACCGCACCAAAGAGGACATGGGCGTCACGGAGGCGATGACGATGGCTGAGGGCTCGGAGAAGGTCGTCCAGGCAAAGCTGGAACGCCACACCGCCTGGGTGCTCAGAAGGGCCGCAGAGGAGCGCATGGCGGCTCTAGAACGCAACGCAGCCAGCCTTCGGACAGAGGCCAACATGTCGAAGGATGAATGGCAGGGGGCTGCGTGACCCTCTGGCTTGCCCTACTCGCGATCGTCATTGCCTTCGGCTTGGGCTGTATGTGGGGATACGTGATTGGCCAAGGGCACCCGCCCGCCGCTTGGTTCGATTCTACGGAGCCGCCTCGATGAGTCGCTACCTGCTTTGCCGCGCTGATCTCTCGGGCACCGAGGACGTGATATCGCGGTACGCGATCCCCGAGAGCGCCCTGAGAGACCGCGACTCGCGGCGCAAGCGTTCCAACTACAAGAGCGTGAACTGGCGCGTTCTCGACGACGACGACCCGGAGCGCGGCGAACTGGATTGGGACGACCTCGACGCGGACTACTCCTCCTTCAGGCGATGACGAACACCGCAGCCAAGGGAAACGCCTTCGAGGTCCAGGTGGCCCGTGAGCTTGAGAAGGCAGGAGCCATCGTAGGTTCCCGCCGCCACATCGGCGGGGCCGGCGACCTGATCGCCGTGTGGCCAGACTTGGGGCCAAACCTCATCGAGTGCAAGACCGCCAAGGACAGCCCCTACGAGAACTTCCGCCCTGACGACAGACAAGCGATGCGCGATGAACGTGACCGCTTCGGTGGACCGCTCAGCCTCTGGCTCGCATGGCGCAAGGTGGGGACACGAGAGATTCGGTGGGCCCCTGAGAGGGATTGGCCGGAAGGCCGAGAGGCCGCATGAATCCGCAAATTCCGGAAAGAGAAACGAAGCGGCAATTCGTTCCGTCCACCGTGTCGTGTAGAACGAAGCCATGGTGTCGCCGTACTACACTTTCAGCGGTTGCCCTCTTGGGGCGGACGTTGGTGCAACGGCGACACCCAGCGTCAGCGTCCGACCCAAGGGGGCGCTTCACGTCTAGGGGAACGCGACAACCCTCTCGCGCGAAGGCCGGTGCGAAGGAGCAACTCGCGCGGGGGAAGTCTCGGGATTGGGACGGCCAGCAGGACGCAAGCGAAGGCGCCATACCCCCTAAGACGACTCCTGAATGCCCAGGGCGTTATCGGAATGTTTGCCTGAGAGGGCCTAACCGTTGCAGAGGGTCCTATCGCGAGGAAACGCGACCTATGGGAGCAACCGGAGATAGATGCCTAAACCAGCCCGCAAACTTCGCCTACTCAACCCTGACACGGGAGAGGTCACGGAGCAAGCCTGCCCCGGTTGCCAAGAACGAGAACGAGTGCTGGCCGAGTTGGAGCGCAAGTATCGCGGCGCGCTCTCCCAAATCGGCAACCTGCGCGCCGACAAAGAACGGGAAGCACGAGGCCACGAGCTGTGGCCGAAGGCGCTCAAGCTGTTCGAGCTGTGGCGTGGCGGGACGCACAAGAAGCAGGCTCGCTGGACCGCCGACCGCTTCTGGCTCATACACCCCTACCTTGCCCAAGACAACGGCGAGCGGGAATGCAGGGACGCCATCCTTGGCCTTCTCTCATCGGACTACCACATGAAGCGCGGGGCCTATGAGAACCGCAAGGGACCGCGCTATGACGAGTTCGAGCGGCCGTTCAAGTCGCAAGGTGACTTCGAGAGATTCCGCGAGATGGCCCCGAAGCCCCATTCTGAGACTGTCGCCTTCTTCGCTTGGCTCGATTCCTTGCCGGGCGGTGAGTATCTGTGAACGCAACCGCCACCAAGCCGCTCGAAGTGGAACGTGGGCTTTGTCAATGCGGCTGCGGGCAACCCACGAAGCTCGCGTCGAAGACGTCTACGAAAGCTGGCTGGGTCAAAGGGCAACCCTTGGCTTATCTACACGGCCACGGGCACCGGAAGCCCACCTGGATTCTCAGGGAATGCGCCCATTGCCACCGGTTTGCGCGGATCAGACCAAAGCAGCGATTCTGTTCGCTGAGGTGCGTCGGTTTCGCCACACGAGCGGCGCGGCTGAAAGGCAAGGAGCACCCGCATTACAACGGCGGTCTTTCGTTTCATCGAGGCGAGCAACGCTGGAGCATTGTGTGCCGGGATGGGACGAAGCTGCGTTACGCGCGTGGAGTCATGGCAGCGCATATCGGTCGGCTGCTACTGCCGCATGAGGTCGTTCACCACATCAACGGGGATTCGACTGATGACCGGATCGAGAATCTAAAGCTCCTCACGCAGAGCGAGCACATCGAACTGCACCGCGACGCGATGATTGCGGCGCGACGGGCTAAGGCATGACGACTGAAGCGCGCAAGCTGCTTGAAGTTGAACTCCTGTGTTGCCCTACCTGCGGACTCGTGGGGAAGATTCCATTGGGACGCGGCTCCGCCAACTTCAAGGGAGCCTGCACCGGCCCGCCCGGAGCGGAGCACAAAAGGACTGTCATGCGGAGAAGAGTCTTTCGAGAGGTTCGGGAAGACGCATGACCCGCTACCACCTCACAGCCATCATCCCCGGCAAGGAACCCATCCAGGGCATGAAGTCCCACCGCTCCCACCGAGCGGTCCTTGAGCAGCTTCGGAAGACAGCTCCCCAATGGCGTCAGGTGATGCCGGGGGTGCGGTTCGAGATTCGGGAGACGAAGTGACCAAGCGCGACACAGCCGCGATGAAGCGTGTCCTTTTGGCCGATCCCCATTGCCGCCTTTGCCGCACGAACCACGAGCTTGACGTTCACCATATCGTCCCTCGGCGCGTCACCCAATGCGACGAGCCCGAGAACTTGGTCGTCCTGTGCCGCCGCTGCCACCAGGACGTACACGACAAGCGCTGCGACCTGATGCCGGCGCTCAAGCCCTATGAGCAGGCGAAGGCAGTCTTGTTGACCGGCTCGATTGAGTCGGCGCGAACGCTGCTGTGCCCGAGCGCCTACCGAACCCCGGTGGCGGCATGAGCGGATCGAAGAGCCTGCGGGCTGGGCCGATGACGATGTTTCTGCTTTATCGGCTGGTCGTGGCAGACAACATCGCCGCGCGCCAGCACGGACGCTCGGAGGAAACCGAACTTGAATACGCACTTCAGCGCCTCGCATTAGAGGATCACATTGAGTCCGTCACCGTCAATCCTGGTCTGCCAGCATGACCGCCGAAGCCTGGCTTACGAAACAGGAGCTAGCTCAACGGCTCAAAGTCTCCACGCGCACCGTCGAGAGGCTTAGGATCAGACCCGTGGCGAGAGTCGGAGGTCAAAACCGATACACCTTCTCTGCGGCTCAGGCTCAGCTTCGAGGCGTTCCCGAGGATGGGGGGAACGTGATTCCCTTCCCCGACAAGAGAGAGGTGGCGGCGTGAGCGAGCAGGAGCGGCTCAGAGAACAAGTACGTCAAGCATTCGGAGTTGAGGCTGGGTCGAGATGGGAGCCACTTGTTCGTCTTTGGGCGTGTCGTCTAGGGCGACGAGGAACGATTGAGCCGCTGTCCTATAGTCGCTCGATCTCATCGCGTGAGGCTAATCGGAGTTTCAAAGAAGCGGTTGAATGAGAAGGCCGAATTCATGACAGTCATCCGCCGCAAGAACCGGCTAGGCAAAGGCAACTGGAAATGTCGCCTGTTCGGCCACAAGCTGAAAGACATCAGTGGAGACTCAGCGCCGGGGCCGGACGGAACCATGCTCAGCATCCGCAACATGGGCATCTGCGAGCGGGAGGGGACGGTGCATGTCCTTAACCGTAAGAAGCGATGGTGGTGGAAGCGATGACCGTCATCAAGAGAGCCAACGGCTACGCGGCCAAGTTCGTCCAGAACGGACGCCAATACTGGATTCCCGGTTCCCCCTGGCCCACCAAGAGTGCAGCCCGAGAAGCAGAGCGCCGTTACCGCGACCGATTGAACGCAAGGCGTTCGGAGGAGACATGCGCGTCTTTCGTTGAGCGTTGGATCACCGAATGGGAACGGCCCGCCCCCGCTACTCGACGGCTATACGAAGCCGCGGCGCGGAAGTTCGCTGAGCACTTCGGCCCGACGCCCTTGGGGGAGGTCGAGCGCCTCTCTGCTCGCACCTGGGCGCTTTCCGTCCCCCGCTCGACGGCCAGGGTGATCGGGACGATGTTCGAGGACGCGCGCAACGTCGGGCTCGTGGAGGCGAACCCGTTTGCCAACTTGCGCCTTCCCCTCACCGAGAAGCCACCGGAGATCAAGCCGCCGACGATGGAGGAATATCGGGCGCTCTTGGATGCCTGCCCCATTCTCGGGGGCTACGCCAAGGAGTTCCGGGCGATGATTCAGTTCGCTGCCTGGACCGGCGTTCGCCAGGGGGAGCTGTTCGGGCTCCAATGGCAGGACATCGGAGAGGACACGATCCAGGTCCGTCGCTCGCGGAAGTTCGATGGCACGATCGGGCGCCCGAAGAATGGCAGGGAGCGCGAGATCATGCTGCTGCCCCCGGCACGGGTGCTTGAGGAAGTCCCCCGGCGCCCTGACCCGTTCATCTTCCACTCGCCCCGAGGCAATCCGCTTCTGAGGGGAACCCATGCTTGGTCGTGGCAGAAGGTGAAGGCATCTGCCGGGGTCGATTGTCGTTGGCACGATCTCAGGCACGCATGTGCGACGTGGCTGCTTGAGCTGGGCCTTTCGCACTTCGATGTCTCGATCCAGCTCGGCCACACGGACGGTGGTGCCCTGGTCATGGCCCGCTACGGACACCCTTCCGTCGATGCCGCCAAACGCCGGCTACTGGCCGCCTTCGAGATCGCAGATGCCGAAATCGGTAGTTCGCAGGTAGCTGAGGGGAACGAACGTGGCTGAGTTGGGGATTATGGTGCCACAGCGCCCATCTAGGTCGTCTCTACGGCAGATTGCGATAAGGCCCGCCACGCAGGTCTTTCCCTGCCCAACCCCCTCTCTACGGGCCTTAGAACGCTCCGCAATCGGACGCTGGGAAGTAGCTTGGAAACGCCGAAACCTCCTCCGGCTACCGGGGTGTTTCGACATGAGCTCTGAAAGGCACAAAGGAGAAGCATGACTACCACAATGCAAAAGGCGTTCGATGGGCAGGCGATCGCCATCGACGCTCAGCTGACGCTGACCTCCTGCTGGTGCGGGATCAATGTCGGCGTCCCGAGCAACCTCTATCGCCAGGCCCACGAAAAGGGAGCCGAGTTGCATTGCCCGCTCGGGCACGTCTTCGTCTTCAAGGAGACGGAGAACGACAGGCTCAAGCAGCAGCTAGAGGAGGAGGAGCGCCGACGCCGGATGGCCCAAGAGCGCGCTGATCGTGAACGAGCCCGCGCCGATCACGAGGAACAGAGGCGGATCGCTCAGAAGGCCGCGACGACCCGCGCCAAGAAGCGCCACGCCTCCGGCGTCTGCCCTGCTTGCAAGAGGACGTTCCAGAACGTCCAGCGTCACATGGCATCCCAACACCCCGATTACGACCCTTCGGCATGAGCCCTGAGCAGAAGGAGCAGAAGCGGTTGGAACTTCCACGGCCTTGGTGCTGTCCTGACCCGCAGTGTCGCCCGCTATTCCAGATCGACAACGGCGACCTCTCCGAGCCTGCTCCCGGTGAGGCGTTCTCATGCTTCGGGAACATGGGCCGCATCGAGAGCTTCACATACGCCGGAACGGATCACGCGAACGACCTCCGCTCTTGCCACTACACGCCGTTCCGGGGCCTCCTGTCCTTCTTCGAGAATGAGGACGACTGGACGCTCCTAAGTCGCGGCTATGCGACTGCGCGGAAAGCTCTCACGGAAGAACCGATTCGGTGACCCCATCGGGAGAGAGGCTGAAGCGGTGAGCGAGCAGTCCATTTTAGGAGAGGACGATGAACGAGGGGAAGGACACACCAGATGCCGAGTTACCCGATAAAGACCGATGCCGCAACAACTCCTCATGCGAGCGCCGACTTCAACCTGGGGATTGCAGAACAGTGGCTAGAAGCGGTTCGTAATGGCGGCGGGGCTGGCGACCCCGTGCTGGAGATTCAAGACACCGTTTCAACTGCGCTAGCTAACTGCCGCGATGCTCGAAAACTGCTGCGGGAAATACCAGCGAGGTTGCCCGTCGTGCAGAGCGAGAAGGGAGAGCGGAGTGGAAAAACCGATTCTGAGGAGCGGGGATGAGCGGATTCTGGATTCCAGACGGACTCGATCCGGAGGAAGCGGCCGACGAGCCCGTGAAGAAGTTGAGGCCGAGATTGCTTGGGCCGAGGAACGAGAGCGTGAGCTTGAGGAGGCCGACGAGCGCCGCCAAGCAGCCCGCGACGCTGCAATCGACTCTGCCCTATGAAGCCTGGATTGATGAGCAAGTGGAGCGGGCGTATGGGGAAGGGTCGCGGCCGTGAAGGAGCGGGGTGAGAAGCCGAGCGATTTGCAATCGCGCAGCGGTCACACAAATGGGGCGGCACCGCTTGCACGGCCCTCCCCCAGTCAACGGAAATGAGGTTCCGATGACAGACGAGACTCTAACGAGGTTGATCCAAAAGCCTGGCGGCAAGGCCCACCTGCCTAAGTTCGGTGGGTTCCAGTATTCCCAGCAAGCCGCCTGCGGGATCGCCGTTCGGCCGCTTGAGCAAATGCGGATTGTGAGTGACACCGAGGTACGACCCGACGAGTTGTGTCGCCGCTGCTTCGATGAGCGGGGTGAGAAGTGAATGTCTGCGGATCGCTTTTCTCAGGTGACGGACTCCTCGACTACGGCCTCGCTCTCGCCGGATGGGAACACGCCTTCTTCTGCGAGTCCGAACCCGACCGCCGCGCCATCTTGTCTATGCGATGGCCCGGAGTGCCGATCTACGAGGACGTGCGATCGGTGGATGGCGGTGCGCCTCGCGTCGATCTTCTCGCGGGAGGATTTCCTTGCAAGGGAGCCTCTGTCACCGGAGACGGAACGGGACTCGACCATCCTGAGACTGCGCTGTGGCGGGAGATGGCCCGAATCGTCGGCGTACTTCGACCCCGATTCGTCCTCATCGAGAACGTCGCAAACCTCCTCGTCGTGGCGCGATCCAAGGGCGAGCCTCCTGGAACCGCGTGGGGAGAGGTATCTGGCGACCTGGCCTCGCTCGGCTATGTGTGCGCGTGGGATTGTCTACCCGCTGCCGCCTTCGGCGCCCCGCACTTCCGTGATCGGGTCTACGCCGTTGCTGCCGATTCCGCATGGGATGCCGAAGGAGAAGCAAGCGCGCCGGCCGGGACCAACGGGCAACGAGCTCGGGCGAGCGATCACGCTGCTTCCGACACCACGGGCCAGGGTGGACAAGGAACACGGCCCGGAAGGACACCATCGGGGCGAGCTACGCGCAACGGTCACCCTCTTGCCGACGCCGACCGCGAACGACGACAACAAGAGTCCCGAAGCGCACCTGGCGATGAAGGCCCGCATGAGTGGGCCGCGGAACACGATTATCCAACAGCCGTCGCGTGGGGCGAGTACGAGCCAGCTATCCGGCGATGGGAAGCCGTCCAAGGCCCCGCACCTGCACCCCTGTTTCGTGGAGTGGATGCTAGGGACGCCCGCTGGGTGGTCCGCTCCCGATTGTCAGCTCTCGGCGATGGAGTTCAAGTCCAGGCCGGCCACTTCCTCGGAGCGAAGCTGATGGAGCTGAACCGCGAGCTACAAGCCGTTCAGAAAGCCGCATGAAGGGAGAGCGGAGTAAAAACCGATTCTGAGGAGCGGGTCGAAACGATTGACGAAACTTGCGACGACGAGATGTGCAATTACAAGGGCACCTACACGATGACGGCCCGTTGCTCGAACTGCGGCTGGGAAGAACGGGTGAAGATCACGAAGGGCCACGATGTGGTGGGGGTTCTGATGAGAACCGCTCGTCCTCGTTGCGAAACCCGCCGACTCCATGCTGGCGATTTCGTTGAGGCCGTTTCGGGGAGCGGGGCATGACCAACCAACCAAAGGAGCAAGCGATGAACGAAGTACCGTGGATCAGAAGCGGAACGGGCGCAACCCCGGCTGACGGTGGCTGCGTCATGCAGATGGTCGATTGGGTGTCGCGCAACGAGTGGTCGGACAAGCCACCCTGCGTGCATCCGGTGATCCGGGTCTTGGCAATTGACATCAACGACCGATTGGGCGACGACGAGCGCCAGAAGCTCCTCGACTTGATCCCCCGGATGATGAACACCGCCGGGGGCGACGAGGCGCTGACCCGCAAGCTCCTGGGCCATCTGGCCCGACGCAGCTACAAGCTGTACGAGACGTGGACGACGAAGGCGCACTACGACGACGGAGGTGCGGTTCTAGCCTGCATCGAAGCAGCCGAGCAAGGCGAGGCTGCGGAGGCTGCGTGGGCTGCGGAGGCTGCGTGGGCTGCGGAGGCTGCGTGGGCACCTGACTACCTGGGCCTCCTCACCGGCCTTCTCGATCGCTACGACGAGCTGGTGGACCGAGGGGAAGTCGAACAGGTTGACCTCACTCCCGTCTGCGAGGTCATGAACCGCGAACCCGTTTCTGCATGACCGACCAACCGAAACACCTGGAAGTGGAGCGGGTGAAAATCGGCGATTGGTTTCGAGAGGTAGGACCACGGTTGTCAACGCACTTCTACCTTCCGGCCGAGGTCGAGGTCATTGAGATCGGGTTCGGCAAGGTGCGCATCCGAGCAGCGTGGGGGTGGACGGACACGATGCCCTTGGATATTTTGCTGAATCGCAAGCGGTGGCATCCCATTGCGTCGAAGGAGGCCCAATGATTGGTCCCGAACAAGCGCAAGCAGAGAGGCGGATCTATGTTTGCATGAACGACTACTTCAACTATCCGTGGTGCAGCGAGGCGCTTGCCGACTTCCTCGGTGACACCCGATCCTGCAAGCAGCCGCTAGTTCTGTATGAGCCCGCTTCCGACCTAGAGCGGCTACGAGAGGCGATCAGAAAGCATCGCGACGAACTGGATGCGGCTGCGCTGCACGGGGCCAAACGCGACCGCGATCAAGTGGACAACGATCTCTACAACACCGCTTTTCCTGGCGGAGAGGAGCCTGTCGATGGGGAGTAAGGCCCGATTCATTCAACGATGGGCGCAACGCAGGCTCGCCAGGATGCTGCCGCGACTTGAGGCCGAACTAGAGGATGCGGAGGACAAATTGGCACGGCTCAACCGTTTCCATCGTGACTTCGGCGGTCGCGCTACGCGCATCCTGGAACAGGAGAAGCGGATTGAGCGAAAAGCCCGACAAGTGGAGCGAGCGCGTGAAGCGCTGGAGGCCCGCTCCTGATGCCCGAGCAGCCCACCGAACTGACGCTCGAACAAGAACGCGACCGCCTAGCCGCCGTGATCCGTGACTGGATTCACGAACAACCGTTTAGCGAGTGCAACATGGGCGCCGATACATGCCCCGACTGGCCGCTGACCTACGAGCTTACCGACCGAATTCTGGTGGGAGTTGGTATCCGTATCTAGCTCCGAGCAGCCCAAGGGGGAGCGGTTGAGGGCGGCGATTGACGAGTTCGCTGACATCACCGTTCCGTCTGGCTACGGCGTTCTGGATCGGCGCGAGTACGATAGGTCCAAAGCCGAGGTCTACGTCGCCCTCGAAGCAGTCGAACACGATCTCGCCCGAGTACGGGAGCCCGGAAAGCAGACACGGGCCGCAGAGCGATTTGAACGGCTGGACGACATACACCAGCAGACGGTCGCCGAGATGGTCGAGCAGTCGGATCGGGCTAAAGCCGCCGAACGCGAGGCCGCTTCCCTACGTGCGAGGGTAGAGGAGTTTGAGCGGGTGCTGACTACGCTCATCGAGATTGACGCAACGGGCGACCGCTGCTGGCTTAGCTCTGATCCCGGTCCTACGGCAGGTACAATCCGCTCCCTGCTCTCACCCCTAACCGCTCCTGAGGAGGATTGAATGAAAGCTGAGATCAAGCAAGCGCCAGGAACCATCCCCGGCCTGTACGACATTCACTTGGAGAACGGAACGGTGCTGCGCGACCTGACCGCGAATCAGGTGAGCTACGTCATCGCCAAGGAAGGCCTAGTGCCCGCTTCTGGGGTCAGAGGAGGACTAGATGGCTGAGTTCGAAGTCACGATCACGACGGACTGGTGACCCGTCCACGGACAAGCGAAGAACTCGCTCGAGCTTTGAGCATCTCCGAGCAAAGCCTTCGAGGAATGCGGATCACCTATCGAAAGAAGTACGGCAATGGCTTCGAGGAGAAGCTTCACGGGTGGTTGGTGGCGACCTGGAAGGAGACGCGCGACGAGGATTACTTTCTGCGCGCCGGCGCCCTTCCATCGGGATTGGGGCAACGGCCGCAGAACCCCCGCCCAACGGCGTTGGGACGCGGCAGGACGGGGCGAAATAGACCGGCGGGCAAGGGACGAAGACGCCACCACAAGACCGTCACGAAGCCTCCCACAGCCTCACAAATAGCCCAGGCAGCGGAGCAGTCCGCTTACGTTTCGTATCGGGACTCTTTGGACGCCGGTGCTGTCCCCACGAGTTACCAGAATGTGATCGACGTTCGATCACGGGAGCGATGGGTGGAGCACAAGCGCAACACAAATCGAGAAGCCGAGACTCAAGCGGACCTCCGGCGCGTCAACGCCGAGCTTAGGGAGCTGGTCACGCGAGCCGTGAAGATGGGAGTCGATCCCGTCCAGGTACTCGCGCCGGTGGCGAGGGAGATCAAGGCCCAGCATCGGGACTTGGCGGCATGAATAGACCTCTCTATGTACAGGTGCCTCTAAGGCACGATGGATGGCAACGTACTGCGTTCGTAACCGATTCGCCCGATCCAGTTGTGCAAGCGGCACAATGGCTCGACAGCACGCCTCACATTATCTGCGGAGAATGCAAGCGGTATCTGACCCACGCTGAGCAGGAGGTTGTACGCAAGCGAGCAATAGCCGAGGCGATGGAGGCGTGGCGCGCTCCGACACCGAGGCCCAAGTGCTGGGGAATGCATGGTGAACATCGCTCGCCGATGCTGTCCGGGCAGTGAAGGAGAGAGAGTCAACCGAGGCTGAGGGCAGCCGAGGCGGCTTCATAGTTTGCGAGTGCGGTCGCCACGGCGACTACGTTTATCCCGGGGCGCGGTGCGTCTGCGGGCGGATCGTTAAGAATGCGGATGAACAGGCGCGGATCTACGCCCAGCAGGTCGCGGAGAAGAACCGACGCCGAGATTGAGGCGACTTCTGGGGCAACGGTGGTCTATGCGTTTGATCAGGCGATGCTGAAGCTGGCGAGAAGGGCCGGGATCAGGTGGTCGTAGCATCCGTCCGAGAGGTGAAGCTATGATTCCTTCCGGCTTCAGTCCGCCCCGAGATAGCGGGCGGCCCCAGGTGGGCGAGCGCGACAAGTTCACCGACCCCTGATGCCCCACCGAAACCAATACAGCCCGGAGCAGATCGACGCCGGCCTGACGGCGATGGCATGTGTGAATGGGAACCGCCGCAAGGCCGTTGAGCTTTTGGAGCGGGCAGGCAAGCTACCGATTCCCGCAGGCACCCTGACGGACTGGGTCCAGAGCGTCCACAAGGATCGCTACGCGCAGATTAGGGAGGCTGTCCTACCTGCCCTTAATGCACGGATGGCAGAGTCACACGAAGCCCTGGTAGACGCTTACAACGACCTTCAGTGGGAAGCGATCGACCAGGTGAAGCTAGGACTCCCCGAGGCCAACGCCTCCCAAGCCTCGAACATCGCCAAGAACGCAGCCATCGGAGCCGGGATACATACCGAGAAGGCCCAGCTCAGAAGGGGAATGCCAACCCAGATTCACGGACAGGAAGACTTGGCCTCCACCCTGAAAGCGTTGGCGAGTAACCCAGCGTGGCGCAAGATCGTCCAGGTGGACCCACGGCTGTTGGTGGAAGGCGACGCCCATCATCCGCATCCCCTGCCGCAAAAGGGAACCACGCCTGAGCCACGCCTACTCAAGCCATGATGATGTGTGCAACATGGCTTAGACATGCGGCACGTGCGTTCCTAGCTACCGACTGAGCGACCGCTCGAAGCGAAAACCGAAACCGACCCAAACGCGTCAGCCGTGCGTAGGGGGCCGGGGAGTGGGCGAGCCACGCGTGCCTGACGTATGTATATAACACCCAGGGCGTAGATCCAGCAGAACAAACGGCCGCGTATATACGACCGCCCCGGTATATACGCTGAGGGAATGCGAAAGCAGATCGGGCTGAAGCTCGACACAGAACTTCTGAAACGAGTGGACGAGGCTCGTGGGATAACACCTCGGACGGCCTGGATCGAGCTGGCCCTTCAGGCGAAGCTCAGGGAGGCGCCATCCCTCGAACCAACCCCAGACTCCGATGTCTTCAAGGCAGCCGACCCCACCACTTACGAGCAGCGCGTTAAGGAGCTTTCCAAGACCCTCCCCCGCTCAACCGCCGAGCGGATAGCGAAGCTCGAAACCTAAAGCTCCCACGGACCCCTCCCTCCGTGGACCCTCGCCCGAGCCTCCTCGGTTGGGCCATCACCCGACCCTCGGGCGAGGGAGACCTAATCCAGAAAGGAGAACGGATGCCTCGTAACAAGCGACCTTGGTTCTGGAAGATCCCAGACAGCGATTTCTTCGGCGGTGGCAGAGTGATGCTTTTCAATCGCTTCCACTTCGCTGGCGGCACTGTCTACTACTTCAACATGGTCGCTCACCCAGGAGGCGGAAAACTGAAGCGCCTGCTTCGGTGGCGTCCCTACACGCGAAAGGAACGCGCCCTTCGCCAGGCCCAAGAGTCTGCTCCTGTCTTTGACCTCACCGGGGTGAACCATCCACTGACCCTCCGTGACGTACCGAATTGGGGCTATCGATTGAGGATGCATTGGAGTCAGCAACGAGAGCTGCATGACTGCCTCAATCCCCGTTGGACCCGACTCGTTTGGGTTCAGGGCACCGATACCTACCGACTCGTCTCGCTTCGCTGAGAAAGGAAGAAATGCCACGCAGATTCACCTCCCCCCTGTTCAGGGCGAGAGCGCGTAGGACAACCCCCCGAGCCTTCGGGAGGGTTACGGCCAGATCGACACCACGACCTGTAGCCGGATCTTTCACGGCCACTCCGTTGGGGCGCACCCCCCTTCCGGGTATCCGCCCAGGAGGTGGGGGTGATCTGCGCGGCCCTCCTTCGATCCGTCCGCCTGGACCCCAGAACACCGGCCCGCTTCCAGTAGGACGCCCACAATCCAACGTGCCTCGTTTCGGAGGGGCCTTGGCGTGGCGTCGTAACCAGCGGCGTCTCGCGGCCGGTAGACCAGTCCCCCCTCGTGCCCTCGGAGGGCCGGGAGGGCTGCCGGGAGGGGCCGCGAGGTTCGGCGCCCGAAGGGCGGTCGGCCCGATGACGGCGGTTACGCCTCCGCTCACTCCTACACCTCCGGTCGCTCCGTCACCGACTCTTCCACCACCGACTCTCAAACCGAAGACCGTCCGCCTCAGCGATGCGATCAAGTCAGGCGCCGCCTACGACCCGAACGCCGTCTACGTCGATGACGCCGGCAAGCCCTCCTCGAACTACTGGTCCGTGGCGCAGCTCAGGGACATCCTCACGAACGGGGTATTCGGAGGAGGCCCGGCGACACCCGGTAGCAACTCGCGGGCTCCCAAGCCGCCGGAGACCACCGCTGCGCCGCAGAGAACGCCCCTTCAAGCGAATCCTACAACGCTCCCAGGATCGCTCAGGGCACGGCTTCTGACCGCACGGCGGCGAAGGCCCTTGAAGCCAGCCCAGATGCGCGCCGCAAGGTCGCATAAGCACCTGCGCTACCGCTAGATGCCGAGCGCCAGCCCTCGGCAGGAGCGCTACGTCTACTCGCAGGCCGCTCAGGGGAAGCCATGGGCCAAGAAGTGGCTCGCGGACGAAGGCCATCCATTGCCAAAGGTGCGCCGTGGGCGCAGAAAGGTAAGACGAAGACGATGACCGAGCACGGAGATCGCACCAGAGCTATCGCAGTCCTTCTCGACCTGGCTGAGGACCCGATGGTTGAGGATGAGCTTCGCATCCAAGCAGCCTCGACCATCGTGCTCTCCTCCGCGAATCCCTACAGCGCCGCGGACGAGGCGCGTATCGAGCAGTTGGCGGACGAGCTTGTCGTGCCCGAGGAGATCAAGGACTGATGGCACGCGTTGGCTAGATGGCCGCCGAAGGACTCACCCAGGCCCTGATCAAGCGCCGGACACGGCACGGCGGCTCCGCTACCTCTGACGCTCCGCTCTCCCCACCTGCGGGCAAGAGCCATTTCGTCGCCCCACCCGCGCCGGGGATTCGCAAGGGCTACTCGAAGAAGGTCTACCGGGCTTCCGCGGCGCCGACCTCGGCTTCATCCTCTGCGGGAGGCACGAGCGCTCACGCAGCTCGTGTGGCGACCCGGGCCAAGCGCCAAAAGGAACGGAAGACGCGCGTCCGCCGCGAAGGGCGCAAGCTCAAGCAGGCCCAGCGGACGATCACGAAACAGCAGAAGGCCCTCTCCAAGCCTCTGCCGGGCCTGAGCCCGAATCAGACCCGCGTGGCCGAGAAGTTCCTTGCCTCTGGGGTAAAGCAGCAGGCGACCAAAAAGCAGCTCCTCTCGGG